GAATCAGTATCCCGTTCCATTAGTGTAAAGTACTATCCCCACCGTTAGTGTCACCAATAAGAGAATCCACTCCAATATCTTCATAAAACTCTCCTTCCGAATCGCAATCCCAGCATTGGTGTATGTTATCTTCTACTTTTATGTAACCGTTTCCTCTGCAGGTATCACAAATAATTTTAACTATTCTATTTACTTTTAATTTTGCCATTTAGTTTTCTCGCTTTCTCATTTGCTAACGATTCTATTGTCTTTGCTACAGACAATTTAGCATCGGGCAATAATATCTTTGATAACTTATCTAAAATAGCATATGTTTCTTTAGTTAGAGAAACATTTTTATATTTACTCATGTCCGTCATTTGTTTCCTTTCATATTAATGATTTATATATAGGTGATTTTATAGGATTGTCAATGAAAATATTATTAACTTTAATCATGTGTAGTTATAGCGCAAGCACTTGTTTACAACCATATCCGTGGCCTAATACTTTTTCAAATAATTACGATTGTATGATAGCAGGATATGAAGAAGCAAAGAAAAAAATAGAAGAAATTGGTAAATCAGAGGTCAATAAACATCAGATATATATACGATTTACTTGCACTCCAACCGACAGCATTTGACAATGTGGCAGAATAATGGTAATTGAAGGCTTCTTCTCACCATTACCTACCCTAATTTTTCCCTCTCAGGGTAGGTTTATTTACAAATAAACCCTTGTACGGTTCCTCTGTTATCTTTTAAATACCACCCACTTTTGATACCTATATCCAGGTGTGTAGCTATTGCTTCTCTATGATCATCTGCATATTGCAGACATTCATATGCGCTCATCTCTCTTAACAGAGGATATTCTTCTTGAACTACGTCTCCGTTGAATAGAAGTATCAGTATCACTAGGGTCTTTACCATACGAAAATTCCTTTACCTTCTTATACCATAAATTTTTATAATATGGGTCTTTAGTTTTATTCCAAAGAATAGCTAAGTTATCTAGTTCGTTTGTTGCCATTTATAGTTGTACCTAAACTTATGATTTTTTTCAAGTTAGGTGCTGCTAATTGTAAGTCAACCCCATACGATCTCCATGATTTCTTCATTAAGTTTAGTTCTAAAAGCAAAGTACTCCACTGCTTTTGTGATATACCTTTTGGTTTTATAGTTATTATTTTTTCTTTCATAAATATAATATAGGACTTTTTAGGATTTTGTCAACGCTTTTTTTTCTGTCTTTTTTCGTGCTTATTTAATCTTTTTTTATGACGCCCAGGTCTTTTTCTGGGTTTTTCACGAACGTATAGATTGACACCAAACTTAGGTTTTTTCTTCGCCATAGTTAAAATGTTCTCTAAATTTTGTTTGTGCAGACATTGTTGGTAGATAACTTATTTTACCATTGATGTGTTGCTGTAAATCAGACCCGCAGGTTAGACATCTATAAAAATCTTTAGTAAGACCAACCAACATTGTGTTTTCATCACACGTCGGACAAATCCCGTTCACTATGTCCGGGTAAAATTTTAGTAAGTTTTTTTCTGTCATAAATCTTCTTAGACTTTACCACACGCTGTTGATACCGTCCATCACTTAATTCTTGTGCAACTGTATTACGTGGCCTGTTTCTTTTTAAAAAAAAATGATATTGTGTTTTATTCAAGTATTATTGCTTTTATAGACTTCTCCCCCATGTATATCTCGGTCTTTGCTTTACCCTTCCAGCATTTATAGGATACAGATTCATTATACTGTCTCTCAGCTTCGCGCTTTCCGCGAAGGCACATAGCCATATTATCTTGGATACGGTGTTCCTTAATCTCTCCATTGATGAACATTAGCAGGGCTACCACAGACTCTATCATTCTGAGTAACTCCCATTCTTGTAACCAATTTCTCGATTAGCATCTTTTAATTTTTCTATATCTTCTAAAACTTTATCCATTTGTGTTCTTAAAAATTGTATGTTTACTTTGTTTAATGCCATATCTTCAACGTGTTTATTAATTTTATCCGTGGTCTTATAAAGATCCTCGATCATCATAAATTGTTCAGAATCTGCAGGAAGCGAACCAAGTTGGCCCCGTGGCCATTTAATTCTAAACTCTGTGTTCTCTTCCAGGTCTTTCTCCATTATTTGTATACGTGTGTCTGCAACGTTGAGACGTTCTATAATTTGAAAATAGCCCATTGTGCCAAGAGCGACGATTATTATGAGTGAGGCAACCGTCTTCATAGGCATTTGCACGGCTGCCTCTTCAGATATGTTGAGCGGTTTTTTACTCATTTACTTTTGCCAACTAAAAAGCCATGCAACAAATTTGTTCCATATCCCTTTAATTTTATCTTTAATTTTTTTAATCATTTTTCTTTTCCTCAATCTCGTAGAAGAAGTTATCAGTATCTTCTGTTCTCCATTTACGAGTGTCTTCTACATTCCACTCTGAAGTCTGTACCTTCCAATCTGGGATTTCATCTTTAACTGTAAAAGAAGGTATGTCCCATATAATTCTATTGTTAGGCTGTGCTGCATAATTACCATCATCTAATGCCATTATGTGTGCGCACTTATGCTCGTGCGGTATCTCTGAATGATCAGTGTCAACTATATTACTTTCAGGATGTGCAAAGTCAACAGTAAATAAATAAGCACCACAGTGCCATTTTTTATCTTTACCAATATATTTACCGGATTGTCCGTCTAGGATGTCCCAAGAAGTAACAGCAGGATAATAACTAAAACAATTCCATAACTCCAACTCGTCCAACCTACGTTGAGGAACTTCTTTCGGATTAAAGCCTCTTTGTATGAAAGCAGAGATCGGTAAACGGTAGAAGACTGCACCATTTTCCATAATTGCGTGGAACAGAATCGGACGACCAGTGATCGCACTAATCCCGAAGATAACGCAATCTTCAACTTCGCCATGATGAGTTTTAAGATCATATAAATATTCTCTTCTTATTTGAGCATACGTTACAGGTATGTTTGCATTTAAGTAAGCCATAATTTATCATTTTATTTGGCCCCAATTAGGACCAGATTCGTAGTCTACTCTGTTTGGTACTTCTAAGTCAACAGCAGATTCCATAATCTTTTTTATTTTATCTTCATTGTTATTTACAGATATATCAAGTTCATCATGAACTTGTATATGCGGTACGATACCTTCTTTATACAAATCAACCATAGCTTTCTTTGTCATGTCAGCTGCTGATCCTTGTATTAGTTTGTTTAATGCTTTGTAAGTGTATGCACGTTTAATCCCTGGTCCGTGTTCCGCGAGTGCATCCTCATGATTCAACGCTTTGTGTATTCCAAACTGATTAGGCTCCCACAAATTAAATCTGCATCTACGACCAAGTAAAGTCCTAACACGACCTTTGTCCTGGGCTCTACGCATAACACTATCCATTAACATTTTTACAAATGGAACTTTGTCGTGATACGTTCTAAACAAATCATTAGCATCTTCTTTTGATACACCTAGTTCTGCCTGTAATTTATTTTTGCCCATACCATAAAATAAACCAAGATTAATTGTTTTTGCTTGTGATCTTGGTATATTTGCCATGTCGGCTACAATCTGGTGAAAGTCTGCTTCACCCTGATTGTATGCATCTAATACTTCGTCAACACCATAGAGTCCATCAAGACATGCATAGTGTGTAACAAGACGTGGCTCTTGCTGTGAATAATCAAAACAACCCCACTGACAACCCTCCTCTGGTATAAATAAACTTCTGATCCGTGGTCCAAGTTCCTTGTTACGTGCTGGTATCTGCTGTAAGTTTGGATTGTTATAACTAAATCTACCAGTCACAGTGCCACCACTATCTGATCTAATTTGATTTATTTCTGCGTGTATTCTACCTTTATGTTGGTGCTTTAGTATGGTATCTATAAACGTAGTATGAGATTTATTTATTTCTCTAGCACGAGCTATCAATTTAACCAATGGATGCGGATGATTCTGCAGAAAGTTCTTGGTAAATGATGGAGAATTTGTTTTTTCAGTTCGGTCAAAAGGTAGGTGAAGTTTTTCAAAAACTTGAGCAATCGATCGAGCAGCCCATATTTGGATATCTACTGATGTTTGTTTTTTTATTTTTTGTAAGCATTCTTTTTCTTCTGCTAGTAGTGTTTGTTTTAATTGATTCGCTGCTTCAACATCTACTCGTACTCCTAAAAAACGCATATCGACAAGGCAAGGAAAAAGTTCGGTCTCTAATTTAAATATATCCTCAACGTCTTCTGACAACATTTGTTTTTTCATTTCTTGCCATAGTTTAAAAGTTAATTGAGCATCTTGTTCTGCATATTCACCCACATACATTGCAGGTAGTTTGTACATCTCTGACTTAGCGTCTACACCCCATAGGTTTGCAGTTTCTTTCAAAACAGTCTCGCTTTTGCCTATTCCAACATAATCCCGACCCATACTACCTAAATCGTATCGAAAGCGATTCTCGTCTACGAGAGAGCCAGCAATCATGGTATCTACAATGGTGCCGTTAATTTTAAGACCTGCAGCTTTAATAAAACACACATCATACATGGCGTTGTGAAATATCTTAATAGCGTCTGTATTTAATACATCTTGAAACCACTTTAGAACCATTCTAAGGTCCATGTTACCACCCCCCTCATGTGCTATTGGGTAGTATCCAGACCAACCCTCAACAGCAACAGCTATACCGACTATCTTACTTCTGCCCACAACAGAACCAGAACCAACAGTTTTTAAATCAGGATCTTTTGTCTCCAGGTCAATTGCTATCTCATCGTAATTAGATAAATCAGGAAAATTTTGTGGTGGTATCCACTCGGTTTGCGGTTTAAAAATTTGTTTCACGAATAGTCCCTCTCTAATATCATTTCCAGATAATGTATTGCTTTTCTTATGTCTTGTTCCTTTCCTTTTACAGAATGCCTGCAAATATACTTTATAGCATTTCCTTCAGCAAACAAGAGTTTATTTTCGTTAATAAACTCTGCAGGCTGAATCTTCATATTGCGATAATGTTTTCCCCCTATCTGTTCTTCTAACGAACTGTATGTTGTTCCTTTAAATAAATCTTTAGATGTCATATGCTTTACCCCCTTTTGGTTCCATTATAAATAAATTTTTTTCTGTTCTAGTGCATCCAACATAAAATAATCTATGTGTGTCATCAGGATTTTCTAAATAATCTTCATACGCTTTTCCTGACAAATCTGTGTGCACCACTACGTTTTCTCTTTCATTACCTTTTACTCCATGTATCGTAGAAATACTTATTCTTGGATTTTTAGATAAATCCTCACCTGCCTCAGTTAGTTTTATTATTTTTCTTATGTCGGAATTTCCTAATTCATCTAAAGCCTCTTGCCAATCTGCCTCTGTTTTTAAACCGTAATTATTTTTTAAAGTATCTATGTCATAAAACTTATCTTTTGCGATGCCTTTAAATAATTTCTTATCCCAATTTTTATTCATTTTATGAAATATTTTTTTACAATCATTGTAGTGCATAGGCACACCTGTTCTTAATTTATCCCAGTTTTGAATTATCTCGTATATATTTTTAACTCTTGGTGTTGCGTTTCTTCTTTGCCAATACAATCCTTTTTCATCTAATACATCACCAATGTTATTTAACATGTAGTTTGCTGTTGCTAACACCAACCATTTACCCTCTGTAAAATCTATCTCGTGTAAACTTTGACAATATTTTACAGATCCATCTTCTTCTTTTGGGTAATATTCTTTATCAACTCTGTTTGTAACTTTTTTAATAATTCTGTCTGCAACTTTAAAAGGTTTTTTTGGCACCCTATGTGATTGTTTTAATATTCTTCTTTTACCCTTTAAATTTATAAAGGTGTCAACATCAGCGCCATTCCATTTATATATACCTTGATCGTCATCTCCTGTAACAATTCGGTATTCAGATCGTTCTTCTATTTTATTAAATAGTTTCCATTGCATACCACTACAATCTTGTGCTTCATCTAAAAACACAACTTTAAACTCAGGTGGAACAAATTCTATTTTTCTGTTTGTTTCTTTATCAAAGTATCCATTTACATATCTTTCTAACATGTCATCAAAGTCTACCATACCTTTTTCTTCTTTGTATATGTTTAAACCCTCAAATATAATATCTAGTTTATTTCTTTTTATTTCTGTGTCGTCTTGTTCATGTTTATCATAGTACTCAAGTGGTTCTAACATTAACGCCCTGGCTTTGTGTATCAACTGTAAATATGGATTATCGTATCTCAACGTTCCATCGTGATCTTGATCTTGTTTATAACCACCCTCTATTTCAATGTCTAAATCATTTCCTAATTCATGATAATGTTTTGGTTGCATCACTCTTGATTGATCTAATCCCATTTGTTTAAAACAAAAAGAATGTAATGTTTGAAAAAATGGAAATCTATTAATAGGTTTATTAACTTTACTTGCTGCTCTTTCTTTTCCGTTTATTGCTGCATTTTTACTAAAAGTAAAATATCCTATTTTTTCTGGCTCTACACCAAATCTTAAAAATATTTCTATTGTTTTTAAAAGTCTTTCAGTTTTTCCTGTTCCAGGTGGTCCGTATGTTATTCTTCTCATTAATAATTATCTTTTCTTCTTTTTTGTTTATGCGTTTCAGTCCATTTGTCAAATCTAGTTATTACAAAAACAGATAGTTTATATTTACCCACCCGTTTAGTTGTGCAATTAAAATCATCTTTTAACATCTGCGATGTTCTTTGGTAAGGCAC